AGTTGAACTTAACCAACACTTCAGGGCTTTGAACCAACACAACGGTGCCAGCTACTGCGGTAGTAACCGAAGTAATAGTCAGGGTTGTGCTACCAGTGGTAGTTACAGTCGATGCAGAGCTGAGCGTAGAGCCAGTGAACTGCAATTGACCATTTACCAAGTTAAACACATCTGTACCGACGGGCAGATATTGTCCAACAGTCAGGCCAGATACAACAACCGAAGTTGCCGAAGCAGCGCCGCCAGACACATAAGTGCAGGAAGTGCTGATTTGGGTATCAGGAACCAGATTGAGAACGCGGAAACCGCCGCCAGAAGTAGTTGCCGAAGCAGCCACAACAGCACCAGCACCGTTACCAGTGGAGGCAGAGCCAGTCAGTGTGTTACCAGCCATGTTTACGCCAACCAGGATCGACGAAGCCGAGCCAATGGTAGTAGCGGAAGCACCAGTAGTAACAGCGCAACGAATCACTTGGTCAGGATCGTCACCAATAATAGCCGTGATATCGCCAGCAAGGACGTTACCAGGATAGTACTGAGCGTACTGACGTTGTTTCGTCGTGGGGTTTGTGTAATAGCAACCCAGGAACACGCCAACAGTGGTGTTGGTAGTGCTAACAGGGTAAGTTGCAATTACAACATAACCAGCGGATAGGGTGACCAAGTCACCATAGTACATAGCGGTGCCGTAGTTGTACTGGACGGGAAGATTCCGTGTTGATCCAGCAAATACCTGACCGCCGATCAGATTTACGGGTTTGTAACCGTAAGCTGCCGAGACAGTTGGATAAGCCATAAAGGACTCCTAAAAATTAAATACCTTTTCCAAAGCTACTCGAAGACTTACTCTCCCTAAAGAGAGGCATCCGCGCATCGCTTTGACGCATAAGAGTATTGTCTACAGCCTCCATCTGAGCTATTGTTTGTTTATTAACGTAAGCATTACGTTGTTCAACAAAGTCATCAGGAGTCTTGCAAAGCAATAATCCGCCAATCTCAATGTTGTCTTTGTATCGACTAGTTGGATCAGCTAACAGTCGGAATCGGGGCTGCTCTTCAAGTGGAACCGGTTCCCATCCTTCACGGAGTTTCCCGGAAAGGTTGCGGGGGTCAGCCGCATTCAATGTCGCAACACGCACCCAACGATATTTGTACCCGGGCTGCTTGTCTGGTTCAGGAAGTAATTCGGCGGGTGCCCACTGCTTAGGGCGCTCAACCATCAGACGTTCCTCAAGCTCACGCGGTTTTCTGTTTTCAGCCATTTGAGGCCTCCAATTTGATTTTCTCCGCAGCAAATTGCTCAGGAGTTAGGTTAAATTTCTTTGCCAAGTTGAGTTCTCCAGTGGATAACTTAACCCGTTTTGAGGACGTAGTCCTTGTAGCTGGTGCAACCACCGAGCTTTTGCGGCTAGGCCGCGATTCTTGTTCCTCTGCATCCCCAAATTTCTCTGGGAACCGCTGTCGGATTGTTTTGTCTATTCGACTGTAATACTCTTGCGATGATACTCTAACACCCTCGCGCTGGAGCTTAGCGTGAAGCCCCAATGCCAGGCTTGTCATTTCCTCATCTTCCCCAAACCAAGGGTTTTCCTGTTGCCAGGCTTGTGCCGATGGATCCTCACGGGGTCTTTCAAACCGGGGTTGAGGCGTTTGTACCACAGTTTCTTCACGTTCGGCAGGGGCTGGGCGGAAGTTTTTGACCTTATCAGCCTTAAGTGTTGCGGATGTAAGACGTTCCTGGGCCTCCATTACCTTGTCGGTATCGCCTGAGTCATAGGCTTCCCGGTAGGCTTTTTTGGCTGCTTCCATCTCCATTTCCACCGCTTTGGTGACAGAAACAAGGACGTTTTTCTCGCTGTTTGACAGAGTGGATTTGAGCTTTTTATTCTCTTCCATTACTCGTTTAGTGAACTCAACGGTCTCATTTTGCTCACGCAAAATTGCTTCTTTTTCACGGCGCTCGTCATGCGCCAATTTTTTCATTTGAAGAAGTTTCTTTTTAACCTTGGTAGAGTAATCCTCTAGCTCATCGTTATAAAGCTCCTCGCGCACCTTTTCAGGCAGCGGGGGTTTATTACGATCTTGCTCAGGCGTACTATCTTCTACCTCAACAATAATATTGTCTTCTTCCTGCTCATCAGGAAATTTAAATTCATCAGCCATAGCTGCTCCTTATTTGCGGTGGATGCCGCGTGGATCTTCAACTACACCCTCGACGGAGTCATCGTTAATTACACGAAACTCTTTGCCGTGGATAACCAGTCGGGTTCCTGCGTGGGGTCGAACCAAAATAAAGTCACCAATCTTGCAGTAAGGGCCAGATGGGAATCGGCTTTCATCCTTATAGCAATCCGGGCCTAAGTCCACTACGAACAAGACCGTTGTCAGTAACTCCTCGTTACGAATAGTTTCATCAGACTTAATAAGCTTAAGGTCACTTTCGTATTCTTTTTCCACTTCTGGAATTGCGCACAAAATGCGGTAACCAGACGGCTTGGGTAGCAGTTTGGCTTTTTGCTCCGCAGGCTTGTCAAGTATTTGAGACAAGTCCACAGCATTCACGATATCCAAGTTAGTCATCGTCATTAGTTTTGAGTCTTTCCTGTAGGTCTGAGATAAATAGACGCGCAGTGAGCAGACCTTTAACCTCACCACACATCTTCTTGTACTCCGAATAATCATTGGCGTTGCCATCCGCCAGGGCTATTTGGAGTTGGGATACTTTGTCTTCTATCTTGGAGATAAGAAGTTGTAAATATTTGTCGTTCATTTAGTATGTCCAACTAGGTTGGTTAATATGCGCTGGCGCTCTAATTCATTGTGAGCATCCAGCTCTTCTTTGGATTTTGTTAAATCCGCTTGCAGGCGCATCATGTCCATATCCTTTTGGCTCTGGATACGTTCGCGCTCAATCTGCTGTTGGCTGGCTTTTAGCTGCGCGTCAGTCTGATCTTTTTGCGCTTTGCGTTGCTGCTCTGCACCTTTGATCTGTAACTCTTGCTGCTGCATTTGAACCAGCGGATCTTGCGCCATCTGTTGAGCCTGGGCCTGTTGGGCTTGGGCTGTATTGGTTTGCATGACTTGAGCACTAGCCTGGGCAATAAGCCGAGATAATTGAACTTCAATATCGTCTGGCAGCGGCTCGTCTGGTGGCGGAAGAGGTACGCCCATCTGTTTCTCAACCAGGGTGCGGTAGTAGAAGCCAAGATGTTCAGCGATGTGGGCCTGGAGTGCAGCCATGATTGCGTTAGCCTGCGGGTTCTGGCCGATGGTCTTCATGACCATAGGATCTTGCATGAACATCTGGTGGGCCGCGATGTGTGCTTGCTGATCCTGAGTAATAAACGCTTTCATAGGTTTACCCTTGAGCGCGTTCATGTTTTCGCTTACTGGATCAATTGGCTTTTCATCATCAGGCAGCGGGACTAGTTTGTCTGCGTTCTTAATACCCAGCACATCCAACATCTGGCGGTGCAGTTGTGGCAAGTCATAGATCTGAGGAGCTTGTTGAGCCAGCTGGATAACGGCCTGGTACTGAACAATCTTCTGAGCCATTGTTGCAGCGTTGGGGTCAGAGACCGGGATAACTGTAACAAGGTCATAGTCAGATTGCTTAGCTTTTGGCGAGCCTTCTTCCGGTTCGTAGTTGTACTCATGCGGGGTAAAGTCGCGAATGATGTCGCGTAGCAGCCCCAGCTCCTGTTTGAACGAGTAGTGAATGCGCGCCTGGACGGCAGTCATTACTTTCAGGGTGCGCTCAAGGATAGCCAGGGTCGTACCAACGGGAGAGTTGGCGGACATATCGGCTACTTGGATGTCGGCGGCAGAAGCAAACTTACGGCCTTCATCTACGATTTTATCTAGCAGCATTGCCAGCACTTGGCTTGGTTCCTTGTAAGGAAGAGCCATGATATTGTCGGAAATAGTACCGCTGGGTACGTCAACATCGCGCCATTCTGCTGGGCCGATGGGTGTATCGTCGCCTTTTACGCGGAGGCCACGAGTTTTAAAGCCACCAGGCAAGTTAGCCAGTGTTCCAGCGTCCACCAATTGACGAAGAATGGACGTTCCAGACTTGGCAAATGCTCCAACAAGGTGAATAAGACCAAAACAGTAGAAACCAAAGCCAGGAACGTAGCCATAATGAACGTAATGTTGGCGCTTTGTGTGCAGCTCATCGTCTTTTTCCCAGTTACGGCGGATTGCTAGGCATTTCATGCTTCCTTTTTCAATCGTTACAACGTAAGGCAGCGCAATTCCTGTTGGTTCGCCGTGTTTGTCGGTGTGTTCATGGCCTTCAAGGTCTAAATACACATTCATTTCCAAGATTTTGTAGCGATCATCCGTCTGGGCGCGGAATCCCATCTTCTCGGCGATCTTTTTCTCTACTTCATCAAGGGTATTGTTGGGCTCACCCAGATCAATGTCGGCGTAAAAGCCAGCCACTTGTAGTTTTCGTAGCTCATTTTCTGTCTTACGCATCACATGAGTGATACGCGGGGCGGTTTGAAGGTCAGAAGCGCCGTAAGGAACAACCAAATCCTCAGCCGGCACAAAAATAGATGTCTGGCGGTCAAGGCTGGGGTCAAAGTAGACCTTCTTAAAGGCATTACCAGACAGTCCCAAGCCCCACAACATACGCTCATGCTCAGGACGAAACTCAGTCATTACGTCCGTCAGCTGATAATTCATGTCAGCAGCCACCCGGGTAGCGGCTTGCTTCTTTTCAGGGGTTTCTTTGCCAATAATTTGGGTCTTCACCGGGCCTGCTGCCGGGAAGGTACTCATCATTACCTCGGCCTGGAACTTAACAATGGCCTCAGACAGCAATGGATGGTAGACCCAGATCGGA